TTCAAAATTATAAACACGACAACGTACTTGATATTTACCATTTTTACAAGGTGTCGACCCTATAGGTGAATCACCTCTAGCTTTATCATTTTTAGTAAACAAACTATTTATAGTTTGAGGCACATATATGCATGTATCTGGAGAATATATTTTATTTCCTTTACATAGAATATCTTTATCCAAATGCATTTTTTCATTTCCTATTTCATAATAATTTTCACTATCCCACTCCCCAAACTTTTGAAAGTTTAAAAATTCTTCCGATGCTTCACAATTTATATAAGTTGGGTTTCTATCTCTGTGTTCTTCATTATAGCACCTTTCCAACATACAAACCCATGTGTTATAACATCTTGTATGTCTACCATTTCTACCTGTTTTATATTTCCCTTCTCCAATACAACCCATACCAAATACACGTTTCTCATATGGACATTTGATTTCTCCTCTTTTAAAATTCTCATATCGTCTATTTCTAGCTACCCAATCGTATTGAGGAAAATATATATCCACATCGTTCCATTTTCTATATTCAATTATTATCATCTCACTTCCAAATGTATTGTAACCTTTCTCACCTGTTCTATCATTTTTACTCCCCATTAATATCCCTCCTTAAATAAAAAATACTGAATTATTCTCATCGACTGCTATTATTTTAGCACTATTACCTTTAGTTCTTAATTCATCTTCTATAGTATCTCTAAATTTATATTTACCGTCTTTATCACTATGATGTATTAATATTAACGGTGTATTTATATTAAACATAAAATCTATATTCTCGTTAGCCATTATATGAGATGACCAAGTATTCATTTCATATATTTTGCATTTTTTCTTATATTCTAATCCTTCTATTTTTATAGTTTTATTGTCTTTTCTTTGAAGTTCTCTACCTATAGTACCTATTCCACAATACCCTACCATTATAATAGTAGAATCTTTATCTTCAACCATTGTTTTTAAATGGTTTAATATTCGCCCTTGAGTATACATACCACCACCAGAGATAACAATTTTCTTTTCATTATTAGTTGCTACACTTAAGCTATTTTGATAATCCTTTACATAAATAAAATTTTTCCAATTTAACACTTCTCTAAAATATTCTTTTTCTTCACCTTGTAATATTTCTAAATAAGCATTAGTGATAGAATGACATAATTTCCCATCTACATATATCTTTGTATCGAAATTAGGGTCGTCTTTAAAACATTCATACAAATATATCATTAAGTTTTGAGTTCTTGACTGTGCAAATGCTCCAAATAGTATTCTTTTGTTTTTACTTAATTCTTTTTTAATTATTTCTTTTAATTTAATTCTTTCCTTTTCCACTTGTTTTTTAGATTTAAAACCTCTGTCTAAGTCATTGTACGTTCCTTCAACTATACTTACACTAGAAGATTGTATATTATCCCTTTTTAATACAAATGGTGCTTTATTATAATTGCTACCTAAATCCGATGTTATATGGATTTTTTTTGTATTTCCAGATAGAGTTTTTATGTAAAGAATCAATTGACAGCCACCTAAAATATGCCCAGAATTAACAAACTCATAACACACTCTATCATTTAATTTATATACTTTATGCATTTCTTTATCTATTACATTATTCATTAGTAGATATACATCGCTTTCACTATATAAAGGTTCTACTTTATATTTCTGCTTTTGCAATGCTTTAACATTTCTTTCTATTATGTATGCCCCATCAAGTAATAACGGTTCTAATAGTAATCTATTTTCTCTAGTAGTTATTAAAGGTACTGATATATGATTATTTATTAAAGACGGGAGATTTCCAATATGGTCTAGTTAAAGATGTGTATGTAGGATAAAACAAGCTTGTAGATTGTCTATTCTACTTAACACATCATCAACCACCCCCTTATTAGCTTTATATTCGTCATATAAACTTCCATTACCTTGACTTTGTCCAAATTCAACTAACAATCTTTCATATTTATTATCACCTACTGGATAAGATACAATTATTGCACTCCCTGTTACTTGTGTTTTACTACTCCCTGCAAAATCTATTATAATTTTATCTTTATTCTTTTTAGATATATCATAATGTTTATGCTTTTTATCTTTTTTCTTTTTAATATATAAATTATTTCTTCTACAGTCTAGTATATCTTGTGACACAAAGTTTATTTTTTCGTTTGTATTCAATATATAATTTTGAAGTGGTACAATCTTACCATTTATTTTTGCTGTGACACAAGATGCATTTTTATCCCATCTAATATCTTTTATTAATTCATAATCATCTTTATCTATTAAAACTTTATCTTCTAGTTCCTCTTGAAATTCGTCATATAACTTCATTTCAAAATGTTTAGGATATTCTTCATATTCATTTAAATCTATTTCTGTTCTTCTGTTATCTTCTAAAGTAAATCCATACTTTTTAATTTGTTGATAATGTTTATTACATAATTTCCTTTTTATATTATCCCCCTCCGTTAGTTCTCTTCCACAAACACCACAAAAGTATTTTTTACTTTCGCTAAACATCCCTTTAGTTCTTAATTTATTATAACAACTTTCACAATAACTTAGCTCTTCATTCTCAACTATTCCATTACAATGAATGCATCTATGTTTGCTCATACTCTTTTATTCTCCTTTCTAGGGAGGATTCCTCCCTCTTCGTATTATAAAATTTATTAATTATTTTTAGTCATCTAACGGTTCTTTTAAATATTCACAATCAAAGACGTCATCAATGAATGCACATTTATGAAAGTCTGTACATTCATTAAAGTCTGGACAGAAATGGCAACAAATATTAGTTCCACGATGTAACCCACATTCAGTTAGTTCCTCACATTCTTTTATATCTTCTTGTTTATTTTCTTTACAAGTGCAATTTTCACATTCACATTTATTATCTAATTCATCCAATTTATTCTCCATATGTTCACATATCTCTGCTTTTTCTGCATATTCACATAATTTATCACATTTATCAAAGTTCTCACACGTATAACAACATCTATTTTCAAACTCATCACATTCAACTTCTTCATTACATCTAAAGTCTTCGCCTAATACCTCTTTAACAGCTTCCCCTAATGTCATATCTGGTTCTGTATCTCCCTCTATTTCTTTTATTTTATCTTGTATTTCTTTTTCTGTAGGTTTAGGTTCGTCTGGTACTATATTAACCAACTCCTTCATCTCTTCGATAAAAGCATCCCATTCACTTTGTGTCATTTCTTCTTTATCCATATCTTCTAATGCTTTTGCTAATCGCTCTTCTTCGCTAAGCTCTTCCTTTATTATTTCATATTCTAAAGCTTTATCAAAATCTATCCAAAAATCACGTCCTTTATATTTATCCAAAATTTCTTGAGTTAGACCAGTATCTCGAGTAACTATATCATCTAATATTTTTTGTATTTTATTCATTCTTTTTGTTTCACTTTCTAAATCACTTAATTTATCCATCCTCATCATAGACATTTCATGATACATTAAACTACCAAATTTACTCATTGTTCTATAATCGCAAGCACAAAACAAATACATTCCTGCTGAATAGGCGTGACTACTTGTTCTTGCCTTAAATATTATTCCTTGTTCTTGCTTCATCCTTTCCATTAAATCATATATTTCTAAAAATTTATATAAATCTCCTCCGTTACTATTTATTCTAAATTCTACTATATCAGCGTATAATGGTAGATAATCACTTTGATATTTTAATCTTTCATTTGTTTCAATTATAGCTTTATTTTTATCATATATATCTAATAGTTCATTAACTACATAATTTCCTAATTCAGCATCAAGTTCCCCAGTAAAGTTTATTATTCTTTCCATAATATCTATCCTCCTAAATTTATTAATTATTTTCACCTTTACTATTTTTGTCGAGATATTTCTTTTAAGTTTACATTTTAATCACCTTCTTATTATAGTATTATCAAAACTGTTGTTAAAATTACCTATGATTTAAAATTTATATTTCATATTATCTCCTCCTTACACAAATAAGTATATCACACCTATGTTATTTGTCAATGTATTTTATTAATTATTTTCATATGAATTTGATAAAAAATACAATACATCACATACGTCAATGTCTTTATTTTGTTTCATTTTTTTACAGTCCTCATGATAAACACAATCGTTACAAAAATTCACACCTGTATCTTGGTAAATGTAATCTAATATTTTTATAGCTTTTTCTCCTATATTTCTTTTTACTTTAACTTGTTTAACTTCTTTATTTATATCTATTTTTATTTTATTAAATCTTAATAAACGTGATTCTTGATAAAAATTAGAATAATCGCCTTCCCAAATCATATATAAATTGTTTATGTCTCCATTTTTATATCTTATTTCTATGGAAGTTATATCATCATAATTAACAATACGTTGAAATGGATTAGAATATCCTTCATATAAAGAGTCTTGTATTATTTTATCTACTCCTTCTATAATACATGAAAGAG